TCATCAAGAAAAGCATTTGCAAGTCCTTCAACAACTTTGGCTACACCGCCAATCCCAGCCATAAAAATAGCCTGTGGAAGACTAACTCCAGCAACAGCTCCAGCGCCAATCACGCCAAGTCCCGATGCTCCGAAGACTGCTAGGATTCTTAACAAAATATTTTTTGTATTATTCATAATTCCCCCTATTCGTCATTTTTAATAATGACACTTATGTAATGAACCAAGAATGCGACTGATGTTGCAATCAAGGTAATCTTTCTTGTATCCCCAGAAAGAGTTGCAAATACGATAACTGTGCTAGATATCGTGAACGCAAGGGCAGCAGTTTCTCTACTGATTTTTTTAATAAAATTCCATATGCTGAATTTTCTCATTCCTTCCTCCGTGTATTTAAAAATACTATTTCTTGTAAAGTCACCTTCGTCTCCACCCTCTGGGCCTTCAATCTCTGGTGCCTCCTCTTCGTCTTCATTCTCCTCCTCATCCTTTTTAAAATGTGAATTGGAATTACCACCATTTCCGGTATTTGAATTACCTCCTGATGGCGTAGAACCTGTGCCTGATGAACCTACGACTGTTATGGCAGAGACAGCACCCATAGCAGCAAGAAGAGTTCTTCTGCTCTTCACAGGAATTTCTGATCCAACGGGAACATATTCATCAAAACCATCTCCATAAATATCAATCTCTCCCTCAAAAGCTTCTTTAACATCTTCTGGAGCATTTTGAACTGCCTCAATAATTTCTGTTTTTTGCTCTTCTGTTATTTCCTCAACCTTGATAGCATTAAAAATTTCCTTTGCCTGATCTTTCGTAACTTCTTGCAGAACTTCTTCAGATGTAGCGGCACTAACGGCTTGATCTTGAGTTATTTCGTTTGTCACAACAAAAGGGATTGTTGTAGTTGTTGTTGGCAAAACAGTAGTGGTTGTAGTCGTTGTTGTAGGTAAAGTTGTTGTAGTTGTTGATGTGCTGGTTGTCATTGTTGGAGCCAGCGTTGTTGTAGTTGTAGTAGGTATTGTAAGAATTGGACCAAAAAATACTGTAGTTGTTGTAGCTGGGATAGTTGTAGTAGTCGTTGTGCTTGTAGTGGTGGTGGTCGTAGTTGTGGTCGTAGTCGTAGTCGTTGTAGGGGCAGGGGCATACAAAGCTGTCACTGCAAGTCTTTTAGGTGTTCCGCCGCATGGATCTCCAAAAACAGAATTATTTGCTGGGATTGAAAAGAAGGGCTGCCCTACCGCATAGGACTGAACTATCTCTAAACTATTTTGAGCATGGCAAGATCCTATTGACCATTGACCATACTGACCATCTGGAGTTCCGTAAGAGGCAAAAATAACATCAGAAAACACATAACCATCAGGAGCAAGTAATTCTAAATTGCCGCCTTCATTAACCATGCTCCAATTTGAGTTCGGAGGTAATGGTATTGTCGTTGTAGTTGTTGGTGGAAGAGTGGTTGTTGTGGTTGTAGTAGGTATCTGCTGATTAGAGATTAAAGATGTTGATGTTTCAAATGTATATCTTTGCCCATACCACCTATCTGGATCTCCACAGCAGACTCCTGTTCTTAACCTGTATGTTCCCGGTTGCAGTTCTACTGATATATTTGAATCCAGACCATAAAAGTCGTCATTTGCAGTTATTAAATTATTATTAGAATCGTATAACCAAAGCATTGAGTCAATGCCAGATTGTTGTGCATAAGTTCTTACAGTGAAATTTTGAGGCTCTTCAAATGTAAATAAAAAATCGTTTGCACCATATGTCTCATAATTATCAGCCTTAACAGGGGTTGCAAAAAATGATGCAAATATTGATATAAAACAAGTTATGAATAAAGGAATAGATCCTTTTCTTAAAGTTAATGTTCTCACATAACAATATTACTTTATTAATAGTTAAACAACATACTCAACACCGCTGATTACCAACGATGCTGTTGCTGCACTACTTGTAATATATATTGATGAGTTTGCATTTAGAACAATTGATGTGTCGTATGTCAATGTCTCTCCACTAAGGATTGAAGCATTGCTAAAAATTTGATTATTAGCAACAGCACTTCCTCCAGATGGAATTATATGAATATTTGAAGTAATAGTGTTAGCTCCAGTGTTACAAATATTTATATTTTTTATAATTGCATAACCTCCAGTATTGGAGGTGATTGTGTAAACATTACCTGTTTGCGTATTTCCTATATATAAATTTTTTGGTATTAAATTAGCCATTAGATCCCCATCCAAGCTAGAATGCTTGTATCATATGTGACGGTGTTCATATCCTGAATTGCTACTGCATCAAGAACATGATCTACATAGTCACCTACAGTATGTGCTACTGCATTTGTTCCATCAAAACCTCTTTGTTCAATTGTAAAAGAATTAGAACTTCTAACTGAAATGAGAATTTTTTCTTCAGACGGAGTTCCACGACCTATTGATATTACAAATGGGTTGTTTGTTCCAGAAGGAAATGTTGAACCATCTGCTACTGAAAAAGAAGTAGACACATTAGATATATTTGCAGATAATGTTGTTGTTAAAGCATTTCCAACAAACTCTCTTCTAATCATAGAACCACCTTAATTAAGAGAAATACTCAAATCTCCAGAAGAAATTCTTAAAGTATCCCCAGAAACAACAGAACGACTACTTGTTAATGAACCATAAACTAAAATATTTCCACTTGTTAGAGCATCACAGATTGCAACCGCAACGACAGTTGCTGTTGGCATCCCTGAGAAATCAACATTTGCATCATTAGTAGCAGCGCCTGATGATGCAGCATTAAATGAAATAGCCTGTCTTGCATAAGACCCGCCTGTAACTTCTGTACCAGAAGTACTGTCTGTTGGCGCAACTGTATACAATGCCAAATATGTTGTTGGCATTGTGTAAGATGTCGTACCAAGGATGTGATCAAGAACCTTATTCTCTAAATAGTTACTAAGGTTTCCGGCCATAATTAACCCTCCTTGTTTTTAAGAAAATCTTCAATTTCAAACGGATCTGCAATCCTAAAGTTTTCTAACTCAAGAAGTCTACTTGCAATCTCTGCTGAGACTTCTTGAATATGATTATCTCTTGTAAAAGTAACATCTTGTGATGTATAAGAAGCTCCACATTCAAAAACAATAATTACATTATCACCCTGAACTGTTTCAACAGCCTTTGCTTCTTTTTTAGGAGCAGCTGCTTTTTTAGGAGCAGCTTTTTTTACAGGCTTCTCTTCTTTATTATTCAAATCTTCTGATTTAATTACATTGTCAGTCATAACTTATAGGATACCATATTTTCTTAATAAATGCGAAATGGGGAGGTTTTTACACCTCCCCAAATCACAAATTGTTTATTACAAATTAGAGTGAACGCAACTTAACATTCTTACCGATTACATATGAATCAGCATTTTCAATGTTGCTTGCAACTCTCATGTACTGAGTGTACTCAATGGTGTCGGTCTTTGGCTTGAACTGACGGTAAACAGTAATGTCACGGTGAATACCGATAACACGGTTGTTCGGGAAGGTCAACTCAACATAGCCATGCGAACCACTGGTGCCTGAATAGTCACCTGCAACTGCTTCTGGCATAAGAGGTACTTCAAGCAATGGAATGCCGAATGGTGAAATACCAGTTGAACCTGGACCGCCATTTGCTCGCATTGCGCCCTGCAAGAATGCCATGTCACCAACGGTTGATGCTGGTGATGGTGCGCCTGCTGTTGCTGCCGTTGCAGAGTTTGGATTTCCAAGGCTATAAATGGTGTCCTGAACAATTCCGGAACCAGAGAAGAATCTCAATTCATTTCTGCGCTGCAAATACTTTGCTGGCAAGTTACGGAGAACACGATCATATGTTGCTCTGGAAACATTGTTTCCTCCTTCGTCAACAACACGACCATTTGCCTTTGCCAACTTGACAAAGCCATCAAGTGCCTTCAAAAGACCGTTGTTGGAAGAGGTGTTACCGTTGATGAACAAATCGTCAAGGTCGTTGGCTGTTTGACGAGCCATGATCTGAGCGATGTGATCCTCAAGGGATGCACCTTCAATGTTGTCCTCAAGAGACTCTGTTGAGATTGCCCAGTCAAGACGGAGCTTAACTGTGCTCAAAGAGACCTTGGTGAATGTGACAGCGGCATTTGCGCCATCATCTGTTGCTTCGGTTGCCTTTGAAAGCAAACGAGTTCCAACGGAAACCTTGTCGATTTCCATTTGTGGTGTACGCATGCGAACGACTCTTGCGTTCTGCATTAATACAGACTGATCAATAACATAATCAAGGAAGCGGTTAGACTGTGCTGGCTTCATTAAGCCGCCAGAGTCGTTACCTACTACGCTTGTTGTTACTTCATCAGCTTTCGATAGAATTTCTTCTTGTGATGCCATATATTTTACTCCTCCTACTTATGACTCATAACCCAAAACGCCGATGACGCTTTGTGGTAAATACATGTTGCCCCAGAAAGACTTGTCTTGAGACTTTGTGATGGTCTCTTCCTCTTCGTCTTCCTCTGGATCAACGCTCTTTTTGATAGCACCAGCGTTAGCAAACTTGCTAACTTGCTCTTCAGTTTCTGCGAGAGCTTTTTCTGCTGCATCTAATTTTTCTTGAAGTTCAGCGGAGCTGGCTTCAAATCCCTTTGTGATGGTGTCGATTTTTTCTTGAACAGAAGCTTCAATCTCTTCTTTAATTGAAGTAGCGAAGGTATCCAGTTTTTCGTCAACCACAGCACCGAGGGCTTCTTTAAGGACTTCAATATCCATTTCTTCCTCCTGTGTGTTTTCAGTTACTTCAACTTCAGTTGAAGCATTTTCTTGAACATCTGGAACAAGCCAATTTACAAGCCTCTTAATAAGAGATAACTTATTCATTTCTTGTTCATTCATGTTAAAGACCTTATCATAGTTTACATCATTTTGCAATGAATTATCCTCCAATTCAACAACTTCTGTATGAAGTTGTCCTTTTTCTATTTCATCAACAAATGAAATTAGATCATTTAAGAAAATAGAATCTTCTTTTTTAATTTCTTTTTTCTTTTTCTTGCTTGGAATTGTTGGGGTTGCAAAACGATTACCTTGTTCTGGGTTTTTAATACCTGAACCCATACCAGATGTTGTTACCTCACCCTCTTTTTCCATTTCAATATCAACGGACTTCTTCTTTGTGTTTTCGTATCTTTCAAGAAGTCTGCGACCTTTAGCAGCAAGCGCTGCAGCATCTTGCATATTTTGTGGAACAGGCTCACCCCAAGCAGCAGCAGATAAAGCCAATCTTGTTGGTTCACCATTTGGCTTCTTCATTGGCCCAGATGGATTAGTAAAGAATCTAGTTAAGAAAGATCCTTTTCTTCTCATCTTCTCTGGAGTGTCTGCTGGACCTTTTACGCCCGGTTTAAGATTAGCCCCCTCTGTCTGCTTAAAATGTCTACGACCTGCAGCAGTAAGACCGCCTTTTGGATCTTTAAGTGGTTGCTTCGCTTTTTCTAAATCAAAGTCGATACCCTCAAGAACACCGAGAATGTAATCAAGATTTCCATCAATGTCCATCTTGACAATATCAACTACAGCAAGAGCATTAGCTGGATTGTCGACTAAACTAAGTTCTCCTAAAGTGTACTTTTTAATAATATTAGCTGGCTTGCCTCTGAACATCTTCTCTGTAGATTCGGCTTTTTCTATAATCTTGCCGCCGATAGAAAAAGCCTTAAGTGTTCCATCAAGAATTTTTTCCCAAGTGTTTTGAGCACCTTTTGAAATATAAGCATTAACCTTAATAGCTTTATATTTCTCACCGTCTTCACCTGTGATCTCTACAGGTTCATAACTAATAGCTTTACCGACAGCAATTGGTGCATGCATTTCTCTGATGTTTCCACCCCAATTTTTAAATGCCTCAAGAGACGCACCAAATTCAACAATATCTCCTGATTTATCAATATTGTCAGCAGTCGCAATACCACTAACAATTCTCTCCTCTTTCTTAATCATGTCGATTGGGAAAGATAAATTAAAATTTTCCATAAAGACCTCGTAATTAATAATTATACACTATTTTTTTTGTTTTTAACCAAAAGCCATTACAGCAACGGTTACACCAGATGTAATTACTTGAAATTTTGTATAATCTCCATAAAGTTCAACATAGCCAGCATTGCCTTCAGCAGTTGATGGAATTAAAACTCTTAATGGTCCTCCATTGATTTCAATAACAGCATCTGTTGTATTACTAGCATTATAGAATTTAATAGAAGATGTGTGTCTTCCAATACTAACAACATTATCAGCGCTTGTAACGCTTGTGTCTGAGTAGACTAAAGTTTGATCACTCATTATTTTCTCCTTCAAATACCTTTATGGTATCTACATTTTCGCCAGAATCTTGATTCTGACCTCTTTCTGCTTGATCTCCACTTTCTCTTGATCCAGTAGGCTCTGCGCCTGAATCTGCTCTTGATTTTGGTGGATTGCTTGCAGCATTATTAGAATTTCCAACTGGTGCCCCAGCAGAGTCTTCTTTCTTAACCTTTGTTGGATAAGGCAAAACTTCGTCTCCACCAGTCTTTTCTGGAAGACCAATTTTTGCACGAACTTCATTTGGACTTACGACTTCTGTTCTCAGATACCTGTCGTAAATTCTTGATTCCATATCTTCGTCAAGCAAGTCAATCTTCTTTAACTTAAATTGAAGCATGTCTGTGAACTCACTGAGAAGTCTGTTAATTTTCTTTTCAATAACAGCTTGATCAGGTCCAATTACTTGAATTTTAAATGTCTTATCTGCATCTCTAGAAACCGCCAAGTTAGCATTGTCATAAACTCCAACTTTTGGAGCAGGCACTCTGTTTGCAATAAGAATTTCATCACGATTGGACTTTCGATATTTATCAAAAGAGGCATCCTGAATACCGGCTTCAAGTTTTTCAAACTTAATATCAGAATCACTCCCAATGCTTGCAGGAATTGGAACCACAAGTGTTCCGTGATTTCTGCCTTTAACCTCTGTTCTAAAATAATTAACAAGTTCGAGCTTTGACTTATTGCTTAACTTCGCTCCCTTAAGAATGATTGCATAACGAGGAATAGCTTTGTTTTCAAAGTAATCAATATTATATTCTTTTGCGAATTTATCTCCAACAATTGCTGCTGCGGCTGATACCGCTGGCGGAATTCCATAGTATGTGCTATTTGGAGAATACATCTTGAAATGGATGATTTCGTTTGGTGATGGATCACCATTAATAGGGTCTTCCATTTCTAAGTCTTGGAAGTTTCTGAAGAAAACTGCTTGAATCTTGTTAGCTCTTGATAATTGAACGAAGCCATCACGCTTTCTTCTTACACGAACCATCGTTGCTGGAATATGACCGATATAGCCAATTTTGCCAGCATTATTCCTTCCGACCTCAAGATAACCATTACCAACTGTCAAACAATCTCGCCAGACACGGATTAAAGTCTCAATAAGCGTCTCTTCAACATTAAAAGATTCAAACAATTCATCAAGTTCTTCACGAAGATCTTGAAGCTGCTTTCTTGTTCTTTCTAATTTTGCAGGGTTATCTTGAGCATTTTCAATCTTTCTTCTTGATTTAAGTGTTTCTGAAAACTCATAACCAAGACCGACTGTGTTCATAACTCTTGCATTAATTGATGCATAATGGATGGCGCTTTGATCGTATAGTCTTGCAAGGTTGTCTAAGTCGTATGGGGGATTAACAATATCCCATAAAGAATAGCCATTGATAACTTCTGGATCCAAGTACTTTGATTTAGTACCATCTTCACCTTCATGCCTTTTTTGAAGCCTGATAGCTTTTCTCTTCATTTTTGGAGAAAGACTATCAATCTTAATCGTAGAAAATGGATCTACTGATTCTTCTTTTGAATTAATTGAGATATACGAAATATCCTCAATCTCTTCAACTGCATCGTTCTCTACATGGGTCATGCGATTATCCAAAATAATTACCTCTTAAAATACTCATCAAAAAGGTCTTCATAAGGATCAGCAACAAGACCATTTGCAAGACGCTCTGCTTGATCATCTCTTTCAGAAGCGGAAATTTTTCTCGCTCCTGGAATCCATTTAACATGTCCTACTTCGCTTCCAGTCCAATACTTTGCAGCTTCAGCAACTCTTTTCTCGATTGCAGGATCATTAACAATACCTTCTGCTGACAAAACACCATCACCATCGGTCAATGGAAGACCATCTTCTTTAATCCAAATACAAACACCAAAAGTTCTTTCAGGAACCCAAATGTTTTTACTTTTAATCATATCTGAACTCATATGTGTACAATTCTACATCAATTTTTATATTTTATCTACATACTCTGTACATTTTTATTACAAATGTATCAAGAATTGTCCTTAATGAGTTTAATCTCACAAGCATCAGTTGTGCAATAACTCTCACCAACTGCATCAGCAGCCATTCCTGCATAAACACCAGCAAAGTCAATTGGGAAAAGTTTCATCAAACCTTCTTCACGATATTCATCTTCTGTAATTTGTGTATATGGCATTTGAGGGTAAGTAAAGTTGCCTTGAGGCAAGAAAGAAACAGTCTTAAGTTGACCATCATACATATGAAGAACTGTGCCAATGTATTGTTTTTCTGTATCGGAATCAAAAGAAATTGTTACAGATACTGAGTTATCAGACCAATATCTTTGAGCAACAGATGCAATAGCCATCTTTTCAAAAATAGTCACATCCTTTTCAGAACGCTTTGCATCAGACTTAATTGGGAAAAATACAACACTTGTTGTGTCTGGAGACTCTGAAGCTGGTTCAACTCTGTAGTTTGCCATCTTAAAAAGAGGGAGCATTGGGTCATCATTTGCAAAACGAATTGCACGAAGGAAATACTCTCCACCGGGAGTCCAGTGAACTCCTGGTGATTCTCCAGCGAGGATTGAAACTGTTCCAGAAGGCTTAACAGTTGTCATCTTGATGGATTCACGAATACCGAACCATTCAGAATAGATATTGTCATATCTCTTAATAACATCATATCCACTATCCATCCATTCACGAAGAACAGGGATGCCATGAATATCAGCAAAATTAGCAATACCCGACATTGATGTTCCGATACGGCGATTGCGTTGCATAATCGCATTTGTCTTTTCCCAATGTGTTGGAAGGAGAGTTACTGTCTTTGCATAGAGGTATGCAAACTTTAAAGTACGCTTATAGTCTTCAAGTGACTCATGGCGATTTAAATAAGTCTCAACGAGCGTACAGCACTCATAGGACTCAAGTGATTGCTCTGCACAGGGGTTGTATCCAGCAACACGCCAATCTTTATTATTTGGTGGATCAATCAGACGACCATACTTACGAGACATGTCAAGCCAAATAACACCGGGTTCGCCATTTAAAGCAATGTTCTCAACAAGGTGCGATAAATCATTTCCAACAAAAGTCTCTACAGAGTTGTTGCTCATCCAAGCCCAGCCCGGATTTTCCGGATCATAAGAGTTTCTTTCTGGGAAAATTTCTGAGTTTTTGAGATTTAGGAATTCTTGGTCATCATGACGACCAATAAGAAGTTCTGCGGAACGGCGAACATTCCCAGATACAACACAAACACCGATTAAGTTCCCAATGTCTGCAATATCTTTTCTTGTAAGTTTTTCACCACCACGACCATTGAACATTTTGCGAATTGCATTATGGAGTTTCATAAGTGGTTCTGGACCAGATGCTGTTCCTCCAAAAGTCTGAATAGGTGTTCCGAAAGGTCTGATTAGGCTGTAATCAAACTTGATAACATTCTGCTCTGGTTTTAAGTATGAGTTAATTAAATCGACAGTTGAATCTCTCCAACCTTCTCGACTGTCATCAATAAATTGAATAATTTCTGTTCTATTAGGTTCATAGATTGTGAAGTCTTTGTCTGCACCCTTGTCGTCAAAACCAACACCTACTCCCAACATTGAAGCCTCCATCAAGAAAGCAAAAGGTTCTGCCGGATTATCTTTTGACATTTCAGATGTAGATACAAAAGCACAGTTTTGCAAAGCTGCTGAATTCTTATGTACATTAACCAATGGTGTGCCCATGATCCAGAGTCCACGGCCCGGTGGTGTCCACTTGAGGTTGAAAAGACGATCAAAAGCTTCTTTAGCACTTGCTTGCGCTTTTACGCCATTCCAAGGCAAACGATTCTTTTTGCAATGGTCTTTCTGTAAAGAATACATCCCATTGATAACACGCTCGCAAACATCCACCCATGTTTCTTTTGTACCATCAGACTTCTTGCGAGAATAAGTCCTTAAAAAAGTAATTTCGCCAACTGAGTTACCAGCAGCATCCTTGTAACCAAAAGGCGGTTTTTTGTCTCTGTAAAGAGAAACAAAATCATCGCTTAATTTAAAAGAAAAAATTCCATCGCTGGAAGAACCTGACACCATATAAAACTCCTTAAAATATAGATAACAATATTATCAAATCAAAAATTAACTTCAAGAGTTATTACTTAGGTGTAATATTTCTTTTCGAACTCTTGAAGTCTAGACAGAATCATATCAGCAACAGACTCCCAAGAATGGTTCTGATGAATAATTTTTGCAGAATTAAATGCTGATTTCTTGAAGAGATCATATTCATTTGTGACATTTTGCATGTGCATAACCAATTCATCAAAATCCGGAATCGCCCAGTCTCCAGTATCAACACTGTAGGCATGGCTATTAAAAGTTGCTTCTCCATATTCTGCACTAAGAGGGATTCCATAGTGAGCAAAGTCTGCGCAACCTGTTAAGTTTGTTACGATTGTTGGTAATCCTGTAGCCATTGCTTCAAAAGGAATCATTCCAAAACCTTCACCACTTGTTGGATAAACTAAGCAATGACATTTATTATATAACTGAATAATTTCATCGTTAGATAAGATGTCTGGAATACCTATAATCTGAGGATGTTGATCAGCGGATACAAGTCGACCATCCATATATATTTCTGCAAAACAGAATTTATTGTATTTAAGAATTAATCTATAGTCATCATCACCATCAAACAACTCTAGAAAAGCATCAACAACATATTGAGCGTTTTTTCTTTTAGAGTCTCCACCTATATGTAGGAAATTAAATTTATCAGATAATTCTCTTTCATATATTTTAAAGTCTTCAGAAATACCATGGGGTATTACATGTATATCATTTTTAATACCATTATTGATATAAACTTCTTTTACAAAATTTGATGTAGTCCAGATTTCATTGCATACATTCATATTGTAATGCCAGCCTTCTGGAATTTTTGTAGATTCCCAAGGAGTATATCCTATATTGTAAGCATTAGATAACTGATAATAATAGGGTTGACAAAAGTTAATGTGAAATGGAATATTAGGATTATTAAAGAAAACTGCTGTTTCTTTTTGTTGCAGAGCAGTAATCATACTAACTGCAGCATTTGTATATCCTTGACTGGACCATAAAGCGCCGCTTACATCTGTGCTTTGAACACTAAACCAACTTATTTTTTTCATAAATGATTAATCTTTTTTCTTATCCTTGATTGGCTTGCCGTCAGTAACTTCTTCATTGAAGTCTAGACATTTTACACCATTTGAGATTAACTTATCAGCACAATCAGAATTAATCTCTGAAGTTAGTGCTCTGCCAGTAAAAGCGCAATATGTTGCAGCTATGTAAAAGTCGGAACATTTTATTAGAGAAATAGCTTCGGAGTCCAGAACTACGAAAGGTCCGCAGTCTTCAGTTTCTATAATTGCTATAATTCTCATATATATATAATACTATCAGTACACTATTAGTACACTATCTATACATTGGTATATCTTAGTGTACTTTAGTATACTTAGTGTTCTTAGTATACTGGCGCATCTGCCGATGCGAAGCATATCATGAAAAAATCATAAATCTTGGAAAATCCAAATTTTTTTTATTTCTTCTGTTAGTATACAGGCCATGAGTAATGAATATTTCTATGAAATCCTAGATCACGGCTCTGTAGAATTGCTTGATTCTATGGCTTCTGATCTAGATGTTGTAAACGCCGCTAAAGTTTCTTTTGCAGCCCGAAAGAACGAGATTGATGAATCATGTGTTGGATTAATCAATTACTTAATGAAGAATAAACACGCAACACCATTTGAACACTCTGTATTTAAGTTTCATGTAAAAGCACCAATTTTTGTTACAAGAGAATGGATGAGACATAGATGGTCATCATTTAATGAAATGAGTATGAGATATCATAAGCCTGATCAGATTGATTATTATGTACCTTCAATTGAAAATATTAGAAAACAAGTAGGTAAACCCGGAGCTTATACTTTTGAACAAATTGAAGATCAAAAGATTATTGATGAATTTTATCTTACAATTCAAAATGCAATCAATATGGCTAATTGGGGTTATCATAGTTTAGTAGATATTGGAGTTGCAAAAGAAATTGCTAGATGTGTATTGCCAGTAGCACAATATACAGAGTTTATTTGGACTGTTAATGCAAGAAGTTTAATAAACTTTATTTCATTAAGAAATGAAAGCAATGCTCAATATGAAATTAATCAATATGCAGTTGCAATTGAAGATGTTTTTGCAAAAAAAATGCCAATCACTTACGAAGCATTCACTTCATCTGGTAGAGTAGCAATATGAGTTTTTTCTTATTTTCTTGTTGGATTATTGTAAATACACTTCTTGTAAACATCGCTTTGAAAGCAGGATGGGATTTTGATCCCGGATATACTGGACCTGCAATTATTGTTTTTTTGTTAAATATCAATTTAGCTTTATATGCTTCAAAAACAAATGGCAAACCTTGAGAACTCTTTAAAGGATAAGAAGATACTGGCTCTTTCAGATACTGGCTATCCCCATAAACATATAAAAGATTTTTGTAAAGTTATTTCTAAATCTATTGTTGATGTATATGTATCGCCAGCATCAACATCTGGATTCTTAAAAGTGTATATATCTTTTTCAGGAAATAAAAGATGCAAAATATTGAAAGATAAAAATTTTCTTATTCTTAATAAGATAAAACCATCTGATTATATAATTGTTGTTTTCTTTGGCGGTAAAATTACTAAAGAAACAAAAATGCTAACAATATTAGCCCAGCAATTGATTATTGCAAACTATAATGTAATTACGGTTACGGAAGAAGGGATTGATTATGATGAGGATAACCCCATTTACCAATAATGAAGATAGTGAAGATTATGAGACTCTTCAAATAGTTATTAAAGCAATACCATTTGAAGACACATATGCACCAATTTTCTACATCTCAAGCCCTTCAGACGATTATGTTATGGATATTGAAGAGTTAGCTTGTTTAATGGATGGTATTGATATCGCAAAAAAAAATGTTGATGATATTATTGATTTCCTAATTAAAGGTAAAAATGATGAATAATGTTCCTGGATTAAACAGTCAAAATATTCCCGGATTAATCATGGGTAGGGTCATTAAAGATTTTCCTTACCCTGTAAAAATATGCCCTTATTGTATGAAAGAACTTAAAGTTGTTAATGCAATACATTGGGAAGAAGATATGTATCAGTTTAAGGCTCTATATTTAGATCCAAATCCAGAATGTCCAGTTTATGACGAAGGTGCAAGAAAGGCATATGCTAGGATCTATTATTCATCAGAGCAAGCCTATGCCGAGTTTAATGCTTTATATATACCTGTCCAAAGATGGGAAAGAGACGATCTCTACAGCTATTACAAGTAAAAGATGATAAAATATATTTACTATGCCTGTAAATCCATGCTCAGAAAACGGTCAACCTGGCTTTAAATGGGGAGATAGCGGTAAGTGCTATCTCTACACTCGCGGCGATGAAAAGTCTATGGGCGAGGCAAAGAGGAAAGCAACTATCCAGGGTATTGCCACTGGCGAATATGATGCCAAAAAGGATGAAGATCTTGAGGGTATTGACAGTGTTGTTAAGTCATTGAAAGAGTGGTTTAGAGAGCAATGGGTTGATATATCTCGGCCAAAGCAAGGAGGCGGCTTTGAGCCATGCGGAAGAAGCGATGCTAGTACAGGGAAGTATCCAAAATGTGTGCCAGCATCTAGAGCTGCTCGAATGACTCCTGAGCAAATTGCATCAGCCGTCAGAAGAAAGAGAAGAGCAGAATCTACTCAAAATAGAGATGACAAAAAGCCAATATATGTCTCCACAGATAAGGAAAAAATGGAAAAAGCAAATGTACCTACTAATCCAGAACTTTATGCTAGAGTGAAAGCCGAAGCTAAAGCTAAATTTGATGTATACCCCTCAGCATATGCAAATGCATGGTTAGTTCGTGAATATAAGAAAAGGGGTGGAGGATATAGAACTATGAAAGAAAATGTTAATAAGGTCGCAGAAGACTTGGCAGAGCCAGAGGCAGCGCTTGCTGAAGCTCTTGTCATGGTCGCTGAAAGATTTGGTCCTTTCGATCAAGAAGGGACCGGAATTTGGGTTGAATATGAAACAGCAGAGGAAAATGATGAGAAATCAATCGGAGTTCATTGTCACAACTGTGTTTTGTATGCAGGCGAAGGTGTCTGTAAGATTTTAAGCCAAAAAGTAGAGCATTATGGCAAGTGCCGTTTTGCCCTAATTCCTGATGGTCTAGTAACTCCAGAAATGGAAGAAGAAGACGAGATGGAAGAAGAGGATGACAATGAAAAGGATTCAGTGTCAACTCTTATCTCTATGCTTAGAGATTTATTTAATAAGGAGAAATAGAAATGAAATACAATGTTGATAAAATGATTCAAGATCATGATTCAATGAAGTCTTGGCACGAAGCAATGGCAAAATCTGCTGCTGAAACGATGCAAGACCATATCAAAGCTGCCGCTTGGCACAGCTCGCAGGGGGATATCATCAAGGCTATGATGAATGAAGTTCCTCTCGATCCAGAAAAGAAGGTTACAAGCATCCCAACTGCTGGCTCTGCTCAGACACCAACATCTGGCGCTGGCAAGACTGCACCAACAAAGGAATTGCCTCTTGACCCAGAAGTTAAAAAGTCTGATTTGATTGCAATTCTTAACGATCATGCCTCAAAGTACGGCGATTTTGATATGGAAGTAGAAACTATTGCCAAGTTTCTTCTTAATGACTGATCAAAATGGATGTTAGTATCGTAGCGGTTGTTATTACTGGTATTTTTTCCGTTCTTGTTGCTTTGATTCAAAAAACAAGAAAAGAAAATAAGCAGGATCATAACTTGGTCTATGAAACCCTCCAGAATCTACATGAGGATGTTCGTTCTGTCGGAGAAAAATTAGACGACCATATTGATTGGCATTTAAAAAAGTAAAAGTTTGATATAGCGCCTTGGGCGGTTGTATTTCGAAAGATTATGATCGTGAACTAGGGCGCTATATCTTTATATTTTTTTCAAAATTGTGCACATTCGTAAAAAAAAGGTGCTATGCTACTTTTTGAGCGAGTAGAAAGGTCACAAAAATGTTAACTAGAGCTCAAATTGATAGCTATATCAAAGAAATTCCAGCAGATACCGAGGCAGATGAGCGCCGGGCTGCTTATGCAACAATCACAGGCTTTGCAGAAGATAAGTCTGTAAATGAAATTGTTTCGTATTATTCCTTAAATAAGGATTCAGTCCTTAAATGGATGGCTCATTTTGATTTTTCATCAAGAAAGCCAGAAAAAACAGGTCGTAGAACATCTAAGACAAAGATGATTGAAGATTATCTTGCAAAAAATGTCGGTAAAGTTGTTAACTTTACAGAAGTCGCAACTGAATTAAATATTTCAACACCTACCGTTTATAATTTCTACAATGCCAATAGACTTTACTTCAAAAAAGTAAGTCGTGGAAGCTTTGAAATTCTTGATCCAAAGGCAGAAAGATCAAAGTAAATGCATATCATAAACCATAATCTTAAAAAAGATAGGTTTATTTCTTGGGAGAGTGCTGTCGCTGATGCTGTTGAACAACTTTTCAACTATAGCGACAGCAATCAACCTATTTTTGAAAAGAATAAAATTAATACATTTTATTTTCTTGATGGCGACAACACATCTTTTCAATTTGGTAGAAGTAATTTAGACAATCTGAAGAATATATTAGATCTATATATTAATAGTAAAATATATCTTAAACAAGATAGAGATGAAAACACTGACTTATTGCATAAAAAGTTTATTTTTTTACTTTCAACTTTTGCAATAGCCGTTGCAAAAGACATTGCTATGGATGACGGAGATTTTGATTATTTCAAGGTTGATTTAATTAACACTTTGATTAAAAAGCAGAATGATTACGGTCCAACCAATATTTCTAAATTTGGTATTACCGGTCTAGCTATTAGAATGTACGATAAAATTGGTCGTATAACCAACTTGACATCTAATGGCAATAAGCCAATGGTTGAAAATGAACCGTTGCTGGATACAGCATTGGATCTTGTAGGTTATTGCTCAATCGCTGTTATGTGGTTAGATAATACATTTCTTCTACCGATGAAGACAAAAGACTCTCAAGGATCAATATGAAAGAAGTATTAACATTTGTAATGGTAGGCTCTTTGGTAGCGATTTTGTTAATCTGGGTTACTGGGTCATGACTACTATCGTTGCTATTCAGGGTGATGAATATTGTGTAGTAGGCACAGACTCTAGGGTTTCATCTTTTGATGAAAGCGGTTTTGCATACCAAATCACAACACTTGGAACTGGTTCATGCAAGATTGCTCAGAAAGGCCGGTATTTATTAGGTGCTGCTGGAGATGTAAGAGCTATAAATATTCTTCATCATGCCTTTACTCCGCCAGTTCCCCCTTTCAAAACAGGAGGAGAGCAATTGGATGAATTCATTACAACAAAATTTATACCAAATTTACAAGTCTGTTTTGAAAACACTGGATACGCAATGCCAGACCTTGCGGAAGATAAGACACATATATCAGAACACGCTTCTACAATCTTGGTAGCAGTAAATGGTGTAATATATATAATCGATGGTGACTATTCTTGGACTTCTGATCGGACTGGTGTGTACGCTATTGGTACCGGCTCTTCATACGCTTTGGGTGCAATACAAGCCCTTACAGGCGGGAAGCAAATTACAGTTCAGAAATCTAAAGCTGCTATTAACAAGGCTCTTTCGATAACATCAAAATTTGACCCATATACAGGTTCACCATTTCAACTTTTTGTACAGGAGAGATAATGCCAACTTATCAATACAAATGCCTCAGTGGACATGAGGTTGAAGAAACAAGAAAGATTACCGAAGAGCAAAAGATGATTTGCTGTCCAATATGTGGAGATGCTATCAAACCTGTATACTCATCACCCGGAGTTCAACTCAAGGGTGGCGGCTTCTACAAAAACAGTCGATAGTGTATAATAATATTGACACCTCTGGTGTTTGTTACGCAAGTGCAGGCTACCTTGAGGATCGTTATAGTTACGCCATCGCCTCATGTTGAAAAGCATGGGGCTTTGGTTTTTACAAGAAAGAAAACAAATGTGTAACGAAGATTATTCAATAATTAGAGATATGAGACAAAGTATCCAAGATTACGAAAAACAAGTAAATACTTGGATGAAGGCATCTGAAAAGCTATCCCTAGATCTATTCCATGCTAAAAATGAAAGAGATCTTTATAAACAATGTTTAGTGCAAATGCTAAATGCCATTAAAGATGAAGGGGCTGTTCCTCAGTATCACAGGCATGTTCTTAGGAAACATCGTAGTGAATGGCCTGTTTTATGGAAAGCGATTGATAGTGCGATGACCATATTGGAGAATAAAGATGTTTAATGTAATTGAGAGTTTTATTTCAAAAGAAGAACAGGATTATATTGAGGATTATGTTCAAGATCCAAAGTTTCCATACAGATTCCATAAAATTCATATTTATGGTGATGAAAGGGATTATGATCCAAAATTACAGTTAACTCATCATTTATATATGCATGAAGAAGATAAGGTATCTCCTCATTTTGATATTATTATGCCGGTCTTTGGAAAACTATTTAATATGTATGGAGGAATTCAACTTATGAGAGCGAAAGTTAATTGCACCACACCAGACCTTACAGTGGCAGCATACAAGCCTCAGCCAGCCCATACTGATTTAAAATATGATGATGGGACAGATTTCCCCCATATGGTCTGTTTATATTATATTAATGATTCTGATGGTCCGACATTCTTCTATACAGAGCAAGGTCGGATCAGTCACAGAATTAATCCTAAAAAGGGAACGGCTGTGATTTTTGATGGTAGTATCATGCATGCAGGTAGCAATCCTGTTAATTACCCATACCGTTTTGCTTTAAACATTAATTTTACAAAAGGATCTTGATATGAATATGGAAGAATATAAAAGAAGAATTGATAATGCTCATACTCTTACAGGAGTACCCTCTTATTGGGAGGAACTCCAAGAAATGACAAAAGAGCGTGATAAATATAAAGAGTTGTTTGAAAAAGCCATCTCAATGCTATTGCCAAGTGATGTAGGGATTTTATATCAAGATGGAGAATAAGATTTTAGTTTCAGAGTTGGAAATGCCATTTATTGAAGCGCATCTTCTTGTTGTTGACACAGAAACTCCTTTTGAAACAAGAAACGATCAAATTAACAAATTGATAGAAATATCTAAAGATTTTTGGATATGTAAATCTATTATAGGCTATTACATCGTAAAGAATTCCGATACTACAAATATTCTTAGAGATAAAAGATGGCATAGTGGTTTGCATGTACTACAATCTCTTAGGGATAAGCATAATCCAGAAGTTGTAGCAAAAAGAAATAATACTCTTAGCGCAATGGATGGAGAAGAACATGCACATATTCGACATATAGCAGCACCAGCATTTTCTCAGTCAGCTGCTATGGATCAAAAAGATTTTTCGTATTCCTATGCTAAGAGTTTATTAGAAAATATTATTAATAATGGTTATACAGACTTCATGGAATATTTCTGCAATATTTATCCAATAACTGTCCTTTGCAATTCTGTTGGACTTCCAAAAGAAGACTGGGAGAAATTCATAAAATGGGGTGCAGTATTCGCAAGTCCAGTTTCTAAAAACTTTGCAATTGATATTAATGAATTGAAGAATGCTGAAAATGAATTTTATAAATATATTACAAAATTAGCCAATGATAGA